CATCGGCGTAGCAGTAAAATGCGAAACCCGGACTTAGTGCCGGGTTTTTTCTTCACCTGAACAAAAGTGATCGTCACTAATGAGCAAAGTCATTATCGTCGGAGCGGGCCTCGCAGGACTCCTTACGGCATGCAAATTCCCGGTGGCAGAGATTTTCGAGAAGGGGAAAGAAGTTGAACAGCACAAGGCTCTTCTACGCTTTCGCGATGAGTCCGTTTCTCATCTCACTGGCATTCCTTTCCGCGCTGTTACCGTCCGCAAAGGAATCCATTCTGGTGGACAGACTTATGGACAGTGCAACCCCGCGTTCGCGAACACGTATGCCAGGAAGGTCACCGGCCAGATCGCCGCTGATCGCAGCATCTGGAATCTCGACACGGCTGTGCGTTACATTGCGCCAGAAGACTTCTATGCTCAGCTGGTCCATCGCCATCGTTCGCGCATCCAATTCGAGCAGTCGATTCAGGTCATCAGCCCGACCGAAGAGCGCGCCATCAAAGACCCGGTGATCAACACCGCGCCGCTGCCGGTGATTCTCCGTGCATGCGGCCTGCAGGCTGACTTCGGCTCTCGTGTGGCCTTCGAATCCAGCGGCATCGAAGTGCTGCGCTATCGTCTGCCGAAGGGCACGGACGTATTCCAAACGCTCTATTTCCCAGACCTGGATGTGCGCACGTTCCGCGCTTCTATTACCGGCGATCTGCTTATCATCGAGCAAAAGACCAAGGACGTCACGTGCGCGCCGCGCTATACGGAGTCGGTGGAACTCTCGCACGTCTGCCAAGCCTTTGGCCTGGACGCCTGGGAAGACCTGACCGAACTGGAGCGTGTGGACCAGAAGTACGGCAAGATTGTCGAGATTCCGCGAGCGCAACGCGAGGCGCTGTTGCACGAACTAACGCGCGACTACAACGTGTTCAGCATCGGGCGATTCGCGACCTGGCGCAATATCCTGCTGGATGATGTGGTGAAGGATATTGACATTGTCCAGCGTCTCATCGCGGCATCGACGTATGGCCGCGAACTCGTGTTGGCCAACCGCTGAGGTGATCTTATGACGCCTAACGAGTCGTATAAACTCAAAGTTGATTATGCACTTGAGGTTCTTCTGCTGGAGTGTGGTGATGTCGAGATCGTGCGAGATCACTTGATGACCTGCAAAGTCCTTCTCAAGTATCCCAACGGTGAAGTGCGCGTCTACAGCGGCAAGGATCGGCACAACGCCATCGAACGCGCGGCGAGAGCGCACACCACGGTATTCGACAAATGAAATTCAAGACTCTGACTCGAAGCGAGAAGGCCGCAGCAAGAACGCAGTGGCGCAAGAAGTTCGTCATCTTCCCTCGCGAAGTCGCAGACGGAGAATATGTCTGGCTGGGAGTTGTCGAGTTCAGAGAGAAGAAAATCCATTGCACCTCACCCGGTCTGCGTCCGTACTTCTTCCGTGACCAGTACCGCGCTGTGGGTTCGGAGTCCGATGGGCATCCTGTTATGCCTGACCGGACTCCGCCACCCATGCCGAAGGTGCTCAATCCTGCTGTAACGAAGCGCCTGGTCATACCTCAGCCGCGCTGCATCGGATGTACCGGCCCCTACAACCCGAACGCCTGCGATTGGTGCGAGCCGTACCCGCGCAGCGAAGCCTAACCGCCTTACAAAAGGAGTGTATCATGATGTACTTTCCAGAGCCTGCGCAGTCCCGTAACCCGCTGTACATCTTCGATCTGGACGGCACGCTTGCGCTGATCGAGCATCGGCGCTATCTGGTCGAAGCGCGCGAGACTTGCCCGGAATGCAAGGGCACTGGCTTCGATCCTGTGACCAGCGACGCAAGCAATCATCCGTGCGTTGTCTGCGACGGAAAGCAAACGGTCAAGCGCACCCCAGATTGGAATGCCTTCTTCGAAGCGTGCGACAAGGACTTGCCGAACTGGCCCGTGATCGGTACGTTGCTGCAGTTGTATAGCGTTGGCTGCGACATCCGTATCTGGAGCGGTCGGAGCGATGCCGTCAAGCAGAAGACATTGATGTGGCTGCATTCGGCCACCCGTATTCCGTTGATCAAGCTGGAGTGTATGCTGAAGATGCGCGAGGCCGCAGACTTCACGCCCGATGAGCAGCTTAAGCGCAAGTGGCTCAACACGATGGGCAAGCAGGAGCGTCAGCGCGTCGCGGCTGTCTTCGATGACCGCAGCAAGGTCGTCGCGATGTGGCGTGAAGCCGGTGTCGCGTGCTTCCAGGTCGCACCGGATGAGTTTTAATTCACTATAGTGTGCTTTGTGGACGGTGAGAGCGTCAGGTAAGATTCTCTCACTGAAACGAACTGCGGTAGAAGGTAAATGAAACACCCTCTTGAACGCCACTTCAAAGCCTTCGCTGAGCACAAGATCGAAGGCGCGACATACGATGAACTGGCCCTGAAGTATGGCGTGTCGAAGCAGCGCATCGAGCAGCTTTGCAAGAGTGCCATCGTCAAACTCGAATTGGACCGCATTCCGGCGAGCAAGATAACGCCGCAGGATATCGGCCTGGCAATCCAGCGCACCGTTGAATCGTACATCACGCGCCATCACCGCACAGGGACTCCAGAATGGTTTCAAAGAGTGCTAAGAGAAGAGCGCGAGGAAGATCAAAGAGGCTGGCTGTACCGCAACTTGTAGTCAGCGGCTTATCACCGTATTTACCAACCGTCGCTGAGGCGACAAGAAAGGAGCAGAAAGAGATGAGCAACAATCGTGACGCGATGCACGCAGCCGCTGGCGCTATGTTCGCAAAGCAGGTGAACCAAGAGCAGGCACCTGCAGAGGTTACCAAGAAGCCGCAGAACCGTGGACCGCGCGTCGTGCTGAATATGAAGGACGACTTCCGCCTGACGCAGTGGCTGCACCAGCGCGAGCCGGTGTACAACGAGCAACCCGCTGACATCTTCGCGCAGGCGCTGATCGAGTTGACGCAGCCGTCCATCGAAGGGCTGAACGTCGATCACATCAAGACGCGTATGGCAGCGTTCGCGGATTCGCTGCCGAAGGCGAAGGGCGCACCGTTGTCTGTCGAGCAGCGTCTGGAGCGTCTGGAGCACATTGTCGATGCAATCCTCAAGCCGCACATCACGCCAAGGGGGTTGAACGACAACGATTTCAGCTTGATGCACGACTTCTTCAACCGCCAGCAGTAACCCTTCGGACAGGTCCGTATGCGATAATACGGACCTCGCCAATAGAAAGGACAGAAAGTGAAAGTCACCCTCATCAGCCACACCCCAGACGCTCTGAACTTGCTCATCGGCACGAAGACCACGCGGATGCGCGGCAAGTCGCCTGAAGAAATGACGGACTCCGAACGATATGAGCACTTCCAGTACATGCTCGACACGATCAAGTCGCCGTTTGAGTTCGTTGACTACGTGTTTGAAATCACGGAAGTCTCGAAGAACTTCACCCACCAACTCGTGCGCACGCGTACCGGCGCGTACCAGCAGGAGACCAGTCGCGCGCTCGAAGTCACCGAGACGGTAAGGCCGGATGCGTTTGCCTATCCGGATGAGTCCGAAGACCACGGCGACGGCAACGTGCTGCTGGCGGAACTCTTTGACGACGCCGTTGCCGACGCCAACGCGCACTACAAACAACTGATCGCCGCTGGTGCCGCGCTCCAAGACGCTCGCGCCGTTCTGCCGTCGAATATGCAGACGGCGATCAAGGCAAAGTTCAACCTTCGTACGATGTCGGAGATGGCCAAGAACCGTCTCTGCGCCCGTACCCAAGGCGAGTACCAGCAAGCCTACCGGCTCATGCGCGCGGCTGTTCTCGCGGTGCATCCGTGGGCTGATCCGCTTCTCCAAGTCGCCTGCGTTGCGACCGGCCAGTGCGCCTTCCCGCGTTGGGGCGGCGCTGAAGTCTATCGCGGCGATGACTACATTGGCTGGCGCGAAGACGGTGCTGTCTTGCTTGGCAGCAAGACTGATCCGGGCAAGTACGACATGGTCAAATTCCAATGCCCGCATTACCGTCCATGGATGGCCCTGTCCAAGCAGAAAGAGGAACTTCGGATATCGTTCTGGAGCCGCGACGAGATCGCACAGGCCAACCCGATCGCCAAAGACGGCAAGAGCATGTAGCGCTCGACTTTGGCTAGTACCGATCTTACATCATCAACCGAACCCTCTAGGAGCAGCAATGCCCCGTACCATCAACGACAACATCGCAATTTTCGACATCGACGGCTGCATTGCCGACGACCTTTGGCGTCGCAAGCGCATTCCGGAGGGCGCGAGCACTTCGGCTGATTATGACGCGTACCACGCCTTGTGCGATTCCGACGCCAAGCTTGCTGCCGGCGCTTCGATCCTGCAGGAGCGCATCGACAACGGTGATTTCATCGTTTTCTGCACCGCGCGTCCAATCAAGGTCGCAGCGAAGACCTGCGATTGGATCAAGCGGATGTTCGGAATCGAGCCGCAGGCCGATTTCATGATCCTGATGCGCAAGGACGACGACAACCGAAGCGCGCTGGATGTGAAGTCCGAGATGGTCGGTTGGATGCGCGGCTATGAGAAGGAATCTGGACGCACGATTTTCGCCGCCTATGACGACCGTCAAGACATCGTCGCAATGTACGGCGCATCCGGCATCGACGCCTGGTTGCTGGACTCTGACGGTGCGCGCCGGTTGCCGAAGGAAGTGGAGGAAGCCGCGCCGCTGGGTGCTTCGGTTGACGGGTATCCTACCACCACCGAAGCGATCCGCGCCCAAGGGTTAGCAGCGCTCGCGGCTCAGGACAAGCAACCTGAGCAACCGGAACGTCTCGCGCCGCGCACCGCAGCGGATGTCCTGACCGACGCTGCCGCGATCTTTCGCGAGCGGAACGCGAACTACAAGGACAACGCCGTGCTGGTCGGCAACGTGATGAAGGCGCTCTTCCCGAACGGCGTGGTCATCCATTCGGCAGCGGACCACCACCTCTATCACCTCTTTGAGTTGATGATCGTGAAGCTGACACGCTTCGTCAAGAGCGATCTGAAGCACAAGGACTCGATCCACGACCTGGCCGTGTACGCCGCCATGCTGGAGCCGCTGCTGGAAAAGCACGGCATCGTCGTAGCACAACCCGGCCACAACATCACTTTCTGATTATGCCACTCGAAATCAAACGCATCGCAGACCGCGTTACGCTTACTAGCAAGGAGGTCGAAGCGCTGGTCAAAGATTATGTCGCGCAGCAGACCGGACGCTATGTCAGCCAGGTCGAATTCCACCACGGTCGTAATTGCGACCTTGGTGCGGCCACCGTTTATCTCGAATTCAAGGATTAACTGTGACAACGAAACGAATCTTAGTCACCGGCTCTTCGAGCGGTCTGGGCGCGGCGCTGTGCGTCGCTCTTCGCGATGCCGGCCACTTCGTGTACGAATACGACTTTCTGCACGGCGATGACGTGACCAATCCGTCCAGCTGGCTGGTCGGCGTCGATGAACTGGACGCGCTCATCAACTGCGCCGGTATCAACGACAACCGCTGGTTTGAGGAAGTTGGCCCAAACGACTTCTTCAGGCTGATGGACGTGAATGCGTTCTCTTTCGTAAAGATGACGCAAGCGCTCTTGACGCCTTTGAAGGCTTCGCGCGGCTTTGTGATCAATATCGTGTCGAACGCTGCCGCGATGCCGATGACTTCGTCACTGAGCTACAACGCGTCGAAGGCTGCGGCCTTGATGATCACGAAGCAGATGGCGCACGAGTTGACTCCCAAGTACGGCATCACCGTCTTCAGCGTCTCACCGAACAAACTGGCGGGCACCGAGATGTCGCGACAGATCGAACAGAACGTGCAGAAGGTGCGCGGCTGGTCGCCTGAGTTCGCAAAGGAGTACCAGTGCAAGGCGTTGATGCACGGCTTGGAGACGCCGCCTGAAGCCGTCGCGGAACTGATTAGCTCGCTGCTGACGCAAGGCAACGCGCTGTATCTGTCCGGCTGTGACATACCGTTCGGCAAGTAAGGACTCCTGATGGAAACCAAAATCTACATCAGCGGTCCTGTGACTGGGATTCCGGACGGTAACAAGCCGGAATTCGACAAGATCGCCGCGCGTCTGATGCTGGCTGGCGCGCGGTACTTCAACCCGCAAGACATCCTTGCGCCGCCTGCGTCGATGACGGACAAGGAAGAAATCTGGCGCTACTACATGCGCCGGTGCGTCAAAGAGATTCCGGACTGCACACAGATTTGGATGCTGCCGGGTTGGGAGCGCAGTCGCGGCGCTTGCTGGGAACGGAACATTGCCGAGATGCTTGGCTTGCTGGTCGTCCAACTGTAAGGAGTACGTATGTCAAAGGAACTGCGCGAGGCAGTAAATGACCTCGCATTTGATGACGAAGCCGCTGCAGAAGTCGTGCTTCGTTTCGTCCAGATCATGAACAATGACGAGCATGCACAAAGCGCGTCGTCTATGATTCTGAATCTCGGCAAGGCGCTCATGGAAATCGAAGAAGCCGAAGCCGGTGAAGACCAAGAACCCGATTCACAAGGAAACTGAAATGCCGCAATTCAAAATCGAACAGATCGCGCTGTA